CCGAACCAGTTCTCTTGCCCAGCAGCAATGGCGAGGCACCACGACAGGACACAAAAAGTCTTGCCGCCGCCTGATGGCCCGTGGACCATGACAAGGGCGTTATCCTGTATCCAATGCTTCACCAGCCACCGGATTGGCTCAGGGCGCTGGCAAAAGTCGTCGGCTGGAACCAGCCAACCATCGTCAGCGGGCTGTAGCAGGGCCTTGAGATCGCCTCCGGCCTGCTTGTAGTCGTTGGCGTCCCCTAGCTCCGGCGGAACGATAACGCTTACGCCATACTTGGCCGCAGCTTGATCTGCATATTTCCGCCCTGTGCCGCCAGCATCATTGTCGGCTACCACCACGATAGGAAGCTGGACACTTTCTCGCCATGTCCCGACTACAGGGACAAGGTTTGATGCAGAATAGGCCACCACAACCGGGCGACCCGTTTCCTCGTGGATTGTTGCCGCAGTGGCGAAGCCCTCGGCCACGTATAGAGTGTCTGCCCCATCCAGCGATCCCACCAGCCAGAAGCATCCGCCGGTCTTACCGCCAGGGTGATATAGCTTGCCTCCACTGTGGTCGATATACTGGACAGAGGAAAGTGCGCCGCTGGGGTCGTATAGCGGCACGATCAGCCTTCCATCGCCGGTTACCCTCGCCCCATGCGTCCCAACGCCCTTGCGCTGGAGATATGGGTGATCCGGGCTTGCCGCGATACAGCCCTCCCAGATCGACTCAACGGTATCGGCTGCTACGGCACGACTCTTGGACAGGGCCTCATCGCGCTCCTTGCGGGCCTTCTCCAGGCGGGCCGCAATGGCCATTTCCTCAGCCACGGATAGCTGCCGCCCCATGTCCGCCCGGAAGGCAACGTCAACACCCTGTCGCCAACAACCAAACCGTCCTGCTGGCACATTGTCAGGATAGAGGACATACCAGCCACTCTTGTCATTCTTCTTGTCAGTATCGAATCGGTGAAGCTGTCCGTCTGCCACGATGGACTTAGGCGGAGAGATGCCAGCCGCTGACATGGCCTCCATCATTTGGATGTCTGGCGGGCTGCGGTCAGGTTCCCGCAGATCAATTGGTGCGTCCAGCTTCATGGCATCACCACCCTTTTCCCGTTCTTGGCCAGGAAATTGAGGATTCCGCCGTGATGCAGCCACAAGGCGCGAAGTAGGGCCAAGCTGCCATCCACCATGTTCTGGCGGTACTCTTCGGCGCTCATGTACTCGGTCTTGTCTTCGATCTCCTTGACAGCTTGCCGCAGTTCCTCCCGACGCATTGACGCCTCACCCTTCATCCGCATAATTTCGTATCGGCTTGGGGCGTAACCAAAGCGCTCCTCGACCTTCTTCCGAATCAGGTTAGCCCCGATGCGGCGGCGGGCCAGTTGCTGCGCCATTGTGTAGGGGTCTGAAAAATCAATCATTTTAACCTCTCTTTAAAGGGTACGCCATTGCCGACCATTCGCACGTCCAAATGTTCCGCTTGCCACCACGCACTTGTTACTTCCGCTGGTCGGCCCTCGCACCCGCTGGCGTTGTCGAGTGGAAAGGATACGGTGGGGCGGTATTTAATGATTACTAGTGAGCTAATTCATGTACAGGCTCATTCCTCCACGCTCTCTGGCCGCTCGCGCAGCAGTTGCTCTTCTGCCTCCTGCATGAACTGCTGAATGTCAGTCCCACCATCATAGGCCCCGCCCAGTGCGCCACGCTCACGAACTCGTCCAGGCTTAATGCGCTCCACGAAAATCTGCCTAGCGCGGATGATTACCGGATCAGTCACAATCAATCTCCTTCCAGTCACGCCAAACTGCCACCCGCCCCAAATGCTGTCAAATTATTTTTCGCTTGACGGCAACCGCAGCCGCCTTATGATGACACTCATCCCGCGACCGGAATCAGCCGACCGTGGGTGGAGTATAACATCAATGGCAATCAACATCCGTAGCACCGGGGCTTTGTCCGGTAACGGCGTGAAGATGGTCGTATATGGGCAGTCAGGCGCTGGTAAAACCAGTTTGATCCCGACCCTGCCCAATCCGATCACGCTTTCTGCCGAGGGCGGGCTGCTGTCCATTCAGGACGCCAACCTGCCGTATATTGAGATCGCCAACATGGCCGATCTTGGTGAGGCGTTCCTCTGGGCCAGTCAGTCTGACGAGGCCAAGCAGTTCGACTCAATCGCTCTCGATTCGATCTCCGAGATCGGTGAGGTTGTGCTGAACTACGAAAAGAAGGAGGCTAAAGACCCGCGCCAAGCGTATGGCGCTTTGGCTGAGCAGATGACCGACCTGATCCGCTCGTTCCGCGATCTACCTGGCAAGAACGTCTATTTCAGCGCCAAACTGGAAAAGTCTGCCGACGAGATGGGCAAGATCGCTTACAATCCATCTATGCCGGGTAAGTCACTGACACAGGGCCTGCCATATTTCTTCGACCTTGTGTTGGCGCTTCGCCTTGAGCGGGACGCCGATGGCAACATCCAACGCGCCCTTCAGTGCCGCGATGATGGCTTCTGGCTGGCCAAGGACCGCTCTGGTAAGCTGGCTCAGTGGGAGGCCCCTGATCTCGGTGCCATCATCCGCAAGATTGGCGGTGGGTCGTGAGCAATATCACTCAACTTGCTGAAGAGTGGATGGAGGCCAAAAGGGTCGAGCAGCGGGCAATTGCAAATCGCCGCTCGATTGAGGACAGGCTGATTTCCACCCTAGCAGTGCCAGAAAATCTTGACGGGACCACAACCGCGAAGCCTCATGGCTTTACCATCAAGATCACTGGCAGAATCGACCGCAAGGTTGATGCCGACAAGTTGCAGGAATTGGCGCGGGAGCACGGCCTCACAGACCATCTCTCCAGCCTGTTCCGTTGGAAGCCTGAGATCAATATGGCGGTATGGAAGGCCACCGCCCCCGACATTACTGGCCCATTGGCGGATGCTATTACCGCCAAGCCGGGTCGGCCTTCATTCTCAATCACAGAGGAGCAAGAGAAATGAGTTTTCTGGGCGAAGCATTTAATGTTGATGATATGCCTGTATCGGAGCGGTCTTTTGATTTGCTGCCGGACTGCTGGTATCGCGCAAAGATCACCAAGGCTGAGGTCCGTGCGACTAAGGACGGCACCGGCCAAATGATTGCGGTGCGTTACGACATCGTTGGGCCGACCCATCAGGGGCGGGTCATTTTCGGCAACATCAATATCCGCAATAAGAGCAGTGATGCGGAGCGCATTGGCCGCGAGCAGCTTGGCTCGATTATGCGGGCCATTGGCCTGAAGCGCCTTGAGGACACCGATCAGCTTATTGGCGGTGAACTGGAGATTAAGGTCAAGACGCAGCCAGCGAGCGGCCAGTATGAGGCGCGGAACGACATTTCCGGCTTCAAGGCGATTGCTGGTTCGCCTCTTCCAGCCGCCGCCCCGGCTGCGGCAAATACGGTCAGCCAGGGTGATAGCACCCCGCCGTGGATGCGTAAGTAAACAACTAGGCCCCGGCTTGGGTTGGGCTGAGCCGGGGCAATTTTTAGGGGTTGACCTGCTCAAGAAACGCAGATATACACGCACGAACAATGGAGGTGTGTGTGGGCAGAATAGAGGATATTTCCGGCAAAACTTTTGGTTTCTGGACAGTCTTGGCCAGGTCATCTGCCCGCAAAAGGTGTGGAACCATTTATCATTGCCGGTGTGCTTGCGGCCTAGAGCGTGAAATTTTTAAGGGCAATCTTACATCTGGTAAAACTAAATCATGCGGGTGTCAAAAGTCGAATATTTTAAGCGCGACCCAGACAGCCCACGGAATGGCTGCGACTAAAGGTAGGCCCGCATCTAAAGAATACAATGCGTGGTCATCTATGCTTACAAGATGCAAGAATCCTAACAGCGCCGCCTATCAAAACTACGGCGGTAGAGGCATTTCGGTTTGCGATAGATGGACTGACTTTAAAAACTTCTTAGAGGATATGGGGCTGGCCCCAACAAGCGACCACAGCCTCGACAGAATAGACTGCGACGGGGACTACTCCCCAGAAAACTGTCGATGGGCCAATGCAAAGACGCAGGCCCAGAACAGGCGAGTTGTCAGGCTAAACGAATCCATCGTGGCGGACCTTAGGTCCGGTCGGATTACTGTTGGCGACGCTGTTAGGCTGACAGGATGTTCGGAGTCTGCTGCACGCATGGCAAGGAGCGGAAGAAATTGGAAGTAACATTGGAAAATGCTGGCGAAAACATACCGGCGCTGATCGACGCCTACCACGCATCGCGCCCCAACCGGCCAAGGCCGCACTTGGGGGCCAGCCTGCTTGGGCACCATTGCGACCGATGGCTCTGGCTGTCGTTCCGCTGGGCCATTCAGGAACAATTCGAGGGCCGCATTCTCCGCCTGTTCCGGCGCGGCCACCATGAGGAAAACTGGGTCGTGTCTGACCTCCGCGAGATCGGGGTGGTCGTGACTGAAACCCAGCGCCGGGTCATATTTGGTTGCCACGTTTCGGGGAGCCTGGACGGCGTGGTCAAGATTGACAAACGCTCTGGCGTCCTTGAGATCAAGACCCATGCGCTCAAGTCGTTCGATGAACTGGTCGCCAAGGGCGTAAGGGATGCAAAGTGGCAGCACTACGTCCAGATGGCATGTTATGCCAAGGGAACCAATAGCCCGTTCTCCCTATATCTCGCTGTTTGCAAAAACGATGACAGGATTTATGTAGAAATAGTCCCCAGAGATGATGAGACCGCCAACAAGTATATCGACCGGGGCCACAAGATCACTTTGGCCGAGCGGATGCCGCCGCCTATCTCGACGGACCCGTCGTGGTATCAGTGCAAGTTCTGCCCCGCCTATAACTTCTGCCATAAGCAGGAGCCGACCAAATATGCGAATTGCCGCACATGCTGTCATGTGACGCCGATGGCTAACAACACATTCCACTGTGGCGTGTGGGGAAATGCTATTCCAGAGGACTTCCAGCAT